CAAGTAGCTGAATATAAAGGTAGAATGTCAACAAGAGATTATGGTAATCTGTTAGTGAATATTTCTACAGAATATAATAATGCATTACTTGTTGTTGAGAATAACAACATTGGTTGGGCAGCAATACAACAATGTATTGATAGAGAATATGAAAATTTATTTTATATGAGTAAAGATTTAAGAGTAGTAGATACACAAAGACATATTAATAATAAAATTAATAGAACAGAAAAACAATTAATTCCAGGATTTACTTTGACACAAAAAACAAGACCATTAGTTGTTGCAAAGTTAGAAGAATTTTTTAGAGAGAAATTAGTAACTGTACATTCAAATAGATTAATTGATGAATTGTTTGTATTTATATATAATGGAAATAGAGCAGAAGCTATGAGTGGTTACAATGACGATTTAGTAATGTCATATGCAATGGGATTATGGATAAGAGAAACTGCTTTAAGATTGAGAGCAGAAGGTGTTGAGTTACAAAAGAAAGCAATTAATAGTATAACATCAAACCAAGGTGTTTATACACCAACAGATAACCAAAATGATTCTTGGGTTATGGAAATAAATAAAGAAAAAGAATCATTAGAGTGGTTAGTTAATTAAAGAGGTAAAAAATGGCTGATACAAGTCTAAGATCAAGATTACAAAGATTATTTTCAACTAATGTAATAGTAAGAAATGTAGGTGGAAAACGATTAAGAGTTTCTGATACAAGTCGTTCACAAGCTTTTGCAAAACAGAATCTTGTTGATAGATATCAAAAAATATTTACTGGTGCCGGTTTAAGTGGATATTCAGATTCATTATTAACAAAATCAATGAGATTGAATCTTTTTAAAGATTATGAATCTATGGATAGTGATGCAATCGTTTCTTCAGCACTTGATATTTATGCAGATGAATCTACAATGAAATCTGAATATGGTGATGTTTTAGAAATTAAAACCGATAATCAAAATATAAAACAAATATTACATAATTTATTTTATGACATTGTTAATATAGAATTTAATCTATGGCCATGGATTCGTAATATGTGTAAATATGGTGATTTCTTTTTACACTTACAAATAGATGAAAAATACGGTATTACAAATGTAGTTCCGTTGTCTGTTTATGATGTATCAAGAATAGAGGGATTAGACCCTGAAAACCCAGAATATGTAAAATATTTAATTGAATCAGCAACTAGTGAACATAGATATAAACCTGAACGTTCAGCAACAAGAGAAGAATTAGAAAATTATGAAGTAGCACATTTTAGATTACTTTCTGATTCTAACTATCTACCATATGGTAAATCACAAATTGAAGGTGGTCGTAAGATTTGGAAACAATTGACTCTCATGGAAGATGCTATGTTGATTCATAGAATTATGAGAGCACCAGAAAAGAGAATATTTAAATTAGATATCGGAAATATACCACCAGCTGAAGTTGACAATTATATGCAACAAGTTATTAATAAAATGAAGAAAGCACCTGTTGTTGATGATGACGGTGAGTATAATTTAAAATATAATATGCAAAATATAACTGAAGATTTCTTTTTACCTGTTCGTGGAGGTGATAGTGGAACAAGTATAGATTCCCTTCCAGGTTTGACTTATGAAGCAACAGAAGATATTGAATATCTTAAAAATAAACTTTTAGCTTCATTAAGAATACCTAAAGCATTTCTTGGATATGATGAGGCAGTTGGTAGTAAAGCAACATTAGCAGCAGAAGATGTTCGTTTTGCTAGAACAATTGAAAGAATCCAAAGAATTACACTTTCAGAATTAACTAAGATTGCAATTGTTCATTTATATGCACAAGGTTATCAAGATGCAGATTTAGTTAATTTTGAACTTAATTTAACAAACCCATCTACAATTTATGAAGAAGAAAAAGTTGAATTATGGAATAATAAAACTTCATTGGCATCTTCAATGTTACAAGACGGTTTAGTTTCTTCAGAGTGGATTTATAAGAATATATTTGGATTTACTGAAGAAGAGATAAAACACGAAGATGAAGCTATAGTATATGATTATAAACAAAAATTTAGAAGAGAACAAATTGAAACAGAAGGTAATGATCCCGCTAAGAGTGGAGAATCACAAGGAACACCATCTGATTTAGCTATGGGTAGAACTGGTCATGAATTGAATGATTTAGGACCCGAAGGTGGTTCACCTGAAGGTGGATGGGATGGTGCAGGTAGACCAAAAGAAGTTCCACATTACAGAAAAGATGGTAGTGCGAGAGGACGAGATCCGTTAGGAGCTCACGATAAACGAAAAGGTGGTAGTGGTTCTCGTAAATATGGTAAAACATTAGCTTTAGCACAGTATGATTCACTTAAAAAATCGATGAATTTCGGTAAAAAAGATAAAGAAATCATAACAGAAGTATCAGAATTAGAAAAAGAGTATAAAGAAGAAGTAAGTTCATCAACTAAAGGTGTGTCAAATGAATAATTATTATTTAACTTTATATTTATTTATGAGAAAGTATAATAGAAATTGGAGTAATTTACAATGGCTCGAAAATTGAAACATTCTAAAATAAAGAATACAGGTATTCTTTTTGAATTATTAACAAGACAAATAACAGCAGATGTATTAGCAGGTAAAAGTACTAAATCAGTTAAAATTGTTAAAAATTATTTTAATGAAAATACTGAACTAGGTAAAGAACTTCAATTATATCAGATCCTTTCAGAAAAACATTATGAATCTGAAAATAAGGCAAGTCATTTACTTGACGCTGTAGTTAAATCAAGACAGAAATTAAATAATTCTGCTTTAAGACGTGAAAAATATAATCTTATTAAAGAAATTAAAGAGAATTATAACGTAACAGATTTTTTTAATGGTCGTATATCAAATTATAGAGTGTTAGCTTCTATATATAATGTATTTCAATCTGAAACTTCTCAAGAAGAATTTAAACCAGATCATATTGTTAGTTCAAAATTTACTGTTTTAGAACACATTACAAGTAAGAAGGTTAGTGAAGAAGAAATAAAAGAAAAAGTTTTAAAAGAATATTCTAAAAAAGATAAAGATTTAAGATTACTCGCGTATCAGATTCTTGTAGATAAATTTAATCAAAAATATAAAACATTGAATGAATCACAAAAAAGTTTATTGAAGAGTTACATTAATAATGTAAGTAATACAAATTCTTTACGAGATTTTGTTGATGGAGAATCGATGAAGATTAAAAAAGAATTAAAAACTCATATACCTAAAGTTAAAGATGATATTACTAAGATAAAATTAACTGAAGCAGTTAATCAAATAGACAATTTAACAAAAGGTAAAATAGTTGATGAGAAACAAGTTTTAACTTTAATGAGATATTATGAATTAGTTAAGGAGATTAATAATGTCCACAAAACTTGAAATTTTAAGAAAGTTTATCAGAGAAGTAATTAAACAAGAATTAAAAGAAGCCTCTGTAACTGGTAATATTGATGGTGGAGAAGGTCCACCTAAAACTCCAGCAGCTTTTCGTAAGAAAAAATCTAAAAAAATTAAAAAGGCCGGACATGAGGATGGTCATAAAAATCCAGCTATTTCTGGATATAGTAAAGTTAATGAAGGTAAATATCATGATTATAGAAATGATGATTCATTAACACCTAAACAAAAAATTGGTCGTTCAATGAGAGAAGTTCGTGATGGATTAAATAGTTTAGAACAACTTGTCAAAATGAATGTTAAATTAAAAAACGAATTAAATGTTAATTCACAGTCATATTGGAAAAATACACATAAGGCTTTATATAAAATAAGTGAGAGGTTAGTTAAATTAGCTAATAAAGTTGGTCAGTTACAGTAAAGTAATACCATGCCTTTCGATGAAAATAAAAAGTCTTACATGGACACTTTGTTCAGTATATCTACTTTGTTAAAAAGATGGCATACTGAAATACAAAAAAAAGAAGTGGATAAGAATTATATGATTAGACGACTTAATCAATGGATTGAGATGTTAGAGAGTCTTAAACAAGAAATTATGATGGGACGAGATAAATGAAACAACTTATAGTAGATTATTTGCCATTTGAAATAAAACCAGAACAAATTACTGAATCTATAAAAGAAAATAATGGAAGATTAGTAGTTCGTGGAGTATTACAACGGGCAGAAGCTAAAAATCAAAACGGTAGAGTGTATCCACGTGAAGTTCTAGTACGTGAAGCTAAAAAATACCATAAAGACTTTATTAAACAAAGTAGAGCAATGGGAGAACTTGATCATCCAGAAAGTTCTGTAGTTAACTTACAGAACGTATCTCATAATGTAAGAGAAATGCATTGGGAAGGTGATAATCTATTAGGTGAAGTTGAAGTATTAGGTACACCAGCTGGAAATATATTAAAAGAATTATTTAAAAGTGGAATTAAACTTGGAATTAGTTCTCGTGGTATGGGTTCAGTAGAAACTGTTAGTGAAGCTAATGGAGAACAATCTCAAGAAGTACAACCTGACTTTGAATTAATAGCATTTGATTTTGTATCTAATCCATCTACACACGGAGCTTTTATGTATCCAATGTCTGAAGGTGTTAATAATGATGTAGAAATACCAGCGGGTAGAGCATGTGGTGATTATTGTAAAGTAGAAGCTGTTATTAATGACATAATGCGTGGAGCATAATGATGATTAGTCTAAAATCATTAATTAGAAATATGAAAGAGGCTAAAATCACAGCACCTAAGAAAGGTGTAGAGACTCCGTTAGAAGCAAAAGTTCAAATACCTGGATACGGTGTGATGACTAGAAAACAATTACAAGGTGGTATTCAAAGAATGTTAACTGAAACTTCAAAATATGTTAAAAAGGGACAAGTAGAGAATGCTTATAATGTTTTATATAAAAGAGGTGTCTTGAAAGGATTTTTGGAAACAGAAATTAAACATAGTGGGAAATAATTATGAAAATTTTAGAATCGTATAAAGATATAGTCAAAAGTCTTCTTACAGAAGAAGATGTAATGAGTCATGTTATAAAGTATAAAGATGAAGATGGTAATGAAAAAGAAATTACTGTTAAGAGTGCATTACAAGCAGGAGAATCACATCCAGCGTATAAACAGGCAAGTGATATAGCTGATAAAGGACAAGCTGGTTTAGCACAGAAAGATAAAGAAGAACCAAAAGCTAAAGGTCTTGAACCTGATGATTTTGAAAGAGATTTTGATGATAGTGAACCAGAAGATGATGATTGGGATGATGATGAAGAAGAAAGAGAAGGTTGGGAGAATGTAGAATATATAAAAGATACAGACTATGACGATATTTTAGATGACCCTCAATCAATTTGGAATGCATTTGATGATATGGAACAAGCAGACATAAAAGTTCCTGGTTGGATGTTTGATAAGGCTGTGGATATAAGAGATGGTGATGGTGATGAAAATGATGCTGAAGAATTACAACGTGGATTACAAAATATATATGATAGACCAGAAGATTTTAAAGAATCAATTAAAGTAATCAACGGAAAAAAATATAAACCAGTTAAAGAAGAAAAGAAAGCTACAGAAAAACATATTTTAAGAGAAAACTATGAAAGAATTGGTGGTAAATAATGGCTAACTATAGAAAAATGATGGATACATGGAAAGATTGGCGTCTTTCTGATAAAACATTAAAAGAAAGTAAAAAACTTGTAAATGAAGGTCACGTTATTACATTTTCAAAAGATGAAATGGCACAATTACATAAAGACGGTAGAATAGAAAAAGACGGTCATACATATATCTATAATGAATAAATTTGGGAAACGATAATGATTAAACTGAAAAACTTAATTAGTGAATCAACTTGGGATAGAAAGTTCGGTGAACCTTTACCTACTATATCTGATGTGATGGAAAAACATAATTGTGATTGTGGAGGTAGTTGTTGTGGTATAACTGAAGATGTAAAGCATATTACAAGAGCTAAAAAAATAGCACAAGCAATGCAAAAAGATGAAAGTAGAATTCGTTTACATATGTGGGAAATTGTTGAACAGATGAGTAAAGATGAAGTTAATAAATATTTAGGAGATATGTTAAAATATTCATATAAAAAGAATGTAACTCAATTTATGAGAGATATGATGAAATATGTTAGGAAAATGAAATGATTAAACTAAAAAAAATAATTAAAGAATCAGCCTGGGATAGAAAATTTGGAGAATCACTACCAACTTTAAAAGATGTTACTGAAAAACATCAAACAGAATCAAAAGAGCAATTAAATGAATGGGGAGATTTACAAGCTCACGTACATCGAGTTAAGAGTCATTTAGCTGTGTTTAAACAGAATATAGACCATAAGGCAGGTGGTTCGTTTGATGTAGATAGTTATGAGTATGAAAAGGACAGATGGCATAACAACAGTAAAATGTTAAAAAGTAGAGATAAAAAATTAGGTATGTGGGAAAAGAAAGTTAAAAAAGCATTAGACGGTCTTATGAATGATTACGTGAAAGCTTGGAAATAAAATGATTAAATTAAAACATATAATATCAGAAAAAAAAGAACTTGGTGGAGCTTTAATTAATAAAATTGATGATTTAACTGATAAAAACGCTCATAATATGGCAAGACTTACACTTGCTAAAGCAATGAGAAATAAAATTCTTATGAAAAATTATGAAGCATTAATGACGTTACATACAAAATTTCGTGATATGAGTGATTTAAAATCAGCTCGTGATAGATTAGATAAAGAATTATTTGCACAAGCAAAAAAGATGTATAGTGATTATGAACAAATATATGGAGTATTCTAATGCCTTTCAAATCAGAAAAACAGAGAAAATGGATGCATGCTAACGAACCTGAAATTGCTAAAAAGTGGGAAAAGAAAAAGAAGAACGAAGCTGAGAGAGATTATAAAGCAGAATATAAGAAATATGGTTCATCTACTAAAGCAAAGAAATATAGAGCAGAATTAAATAAGTATAACAGACAAAAAGGAACTTATGGAAATGGTGATGGTAAAGACGCTTCACATAAAGGTGGTAAGATTGTAGGTTTTGAAAACCAATCAGTAAATCGTGGTAGAGCAGAAAAAAGTAGATTGAGAAAAGAAGCTATATTTGAAGATATGAATGACGTTCAATTAGCAAATGGAATTAAACATTGGGCTAGTAAACATAAAGGTACAGGAATTGGATACAGTCATGTACTCGGTCAATTGGCAGTTCATATGAAAGAAATGGGTTGGAATAAAAGTTATAAAGAAGTTGTAAAGGTAGCTAAAGAGTTAGCTAAGAAGAAAACAGTTGAATCCGTAAATGAAGCATTACAACAAAAATTTAAGAAAGGTCAAGTTGTAAAAACTGATGATGGTTATAAGGGTAAAATTGTTAAAGTAAAGCAAGAATTTGGAAGAATGGGTCCTGGAAATATTTATTGGGTTGGTAAGGTGAAAGACCCGTATTCAGAAGATCAGTTGAGTGAAGCAATAATGTTAAGTGAAAATCCAGCAGCAGCAGCCGGTGCTGCGATGGCGTCTATTCAAATACAAAATGCACAAGGAAAGAAAATCAAAGGAACTTCTGCATTACAAAGTTCAGATCCAAAAGTACAAAAGAAAGCGAAAAGTATATTTCAAAGATTAAAAGATAAATTTGAAAAAAGGAAAAGTAAAAAAGGTTTTGAAAAACAAAAGAAAGCTGCAGCCGCAGGAGTAGATGATTATATTAGGAAATTAGATAAAGAATCTGTAAATGAAATTAGTTTTTCTCATGTTTCAACACAAAAATTAGTAAAATCATATAAACAAATGGCAGATGAAAGATTATCTGGTGCAGCTGCATTAACTTTTAGATTAATTGCAAAAGAATTGAAAAAACGTAAAGTTAAATTACCTGAATCTGTAAATGAAGATTGGTGGTCAGAGATGAGTTCATATGATCAAGCTCAGTATATTAAAGATCATCCAAATAGTGCTAAAGCTAAATCTAGTAAAAAAGCTCGTAAAGAAAAAGAAGCTGATAGAAAGAAACTAGCTAAAAGAGGTTATGATATAGACGCAACAACAGGTAAAGCAGTTAAACAATCTAAAAAAGAAGATCCTAAGAAAAAAGAAAAACATAAGAAGGCTATTAGTAAAGGTATCTTCCCTGGTTCACCAGAATATAGTAAATTTATGAAAGAAGCTATAAAAGAATCAACTAAATCTTGGAATAAATCACTTGAAAAGATAGCTAGAGACAGACAACTAAAATCTATTTCTAAAAAAGATAGAGAAACTCTTATGAGAATAGCACAAATGATGAAAAAAGCGAATGAATCTGTAAATGAAAAAGTAGTTAAAGTTTCTAAAGATATACCTGGTAATCCAGCAAAGATGAAAGGTGAAGAAAAAATTAAAAAGTTAACTTATAGTGGAAGTAATGGAAAAGGTAGTTATGAAATTAAAGGAAAAAAATTAAATGTCAATGGTATAAGACCAAGAGACAAGGGATTTTTCGTAAATCATTTTACAAAGAATACTGGATTTAGAAAAGCTAATTTATATTATGATGGTGTTCACTGGCAAGGAAAGAATAAATTTTGATGAGTAAACAATCAGATTATAAAAAATTAATGACAGAAGGTGTTTTTTTCCATTCTCCCAAGAGTTCAGTTCTTCACGTTAATACTACAAGTGATGCGTTTGACTTTTTTACAAGTAAAAGAGTTTTTGGTGAAAAAAAGATAGATGAATCACCAGCATTTAGTTCACCTGAAGCAAAACAACACGTGGATAAAGATTTAATTATGATGTCTAAACATTTAGGTAAAGCGTCACAACAGGTTATTAAAATTATGATGGATGGAGTAAAGAGTGGTAAATATGATGCAATGGATTTAGCTAGGGGTATTCAGTCAGGTCCAGTTAAAAGAACACATTATGGTGAAGTAGATTTTATTAAACAATTGTGGAATAAAGTAAAAGATGGATTTAGACGCTATTCAAAACAAGGAAAATTAAGATAGTTTATATTTATAGTTATAGTGAATATAAATATTTAATTCAATATATAAACTAATAATTTATTAGGAGAGCAAAAATGGCAAGAAAAGATGTCTTGAGAGAAGAAGTAAGACGAACTCATGGTAGAGGTTTAGACGGATTAGTTGATGCTATGCAACATCAAGAAGAGCATTTAACAATCACTGGTACTGCTCCTTCTATGTCTTATGTAACAGCAGGTGACGGTTCAGTAACTGGTTCATCATTTAATACTGATGTAGCTGGTAGAATTGAATTTGGTGGTACTTGGGCAAACGGAGATATGATGACAATAACCTGGAATGAATCGTACAATACTGCACCAGTTGTTGTATATAGTAACGTATCTAGTGTTAATGGTAGTGGAGCACAATTACTTGAAATAGACGCATATCATAGTTCTACATCTGGTTCATCACTTGAAGCAAGTGGAACTTGTGTAGGTACTTTGAATTATATTTGCGTAGAATCTATCTAAATAGGAGAATAAAATGGCACATAGTTTAAAGTCAGAAGTTCAACGAACTCAAGGTCGTTCATTGGATGGTTTAGTAGATAGAATGCAACACCAAGAAGATCATTATACCGCTATAGGTACTGCACCTTCGTGTTCTTATGTAACTGATGGTAACGGAACAGCTACAATAGATTCTACTTCTACAGATGTAGCTGGTAGAGTTACATTCGCAAATACTTGGGCAAATGGAGATATGTTAACAATACATTGGAATGAAAACTTTAATACTGCACCAGTTGTTCTATACTCTAGTTGGGCAGCCAATGCATCTGGTGAATCATTGAATGAAATAGATGCATATCATAGTTCTACATCTGGTTCATCACTTGAAGCAAGTGGAACTTGTACTAAATCATTAGAATACGTAGTCGTAGAGTCTATCTAAAATGTCTGATATTAAATTAAAAGACTTACTTAAAGAAAACTTTAGTGGCACGTTAATGGGTGGTGTTGTATCACGCAGTCCATTTCACTCTGATATTAGTTTATCTAAGATTGTCAAAGAAAAGTATGGTGATATAGAAGAAGATAAAGTTGATGTACAAGGATTAACTTCTGAAATTTCAAGCTATAATAAATTAGGTGAATCTATATTCGGTGAATCTAATATAACAAAAGTAGCAGAAAAATTAAGTTGGATCGCTAATCAAGCTAAATCACATACTTTAAGTGAAACTGAAGATTGGTTTGATAAGATTACAGTAAATCGTAATATGAAAGAACTTACAGGCCTTTCTGGACAATTTGGTAAAATTGCTAAAGAAGCTAAATCACTACAAGAAAGAATGGGTGCTTTATATGAAGATATGGGTAACATTCTTGGTAGGTATTATGAAATTGGTGAAACAGTTTCAGAAGAAACTGGTGATAAAGAAGAATATCAAAAGTTCTTTAAAGATGCACTAAAGAAATTTGGTGTTAATGAACCAGATGAATTAGATGATGATAAGAAAAAAGATTTTTATAATTATGTTGATGCCAATTGGGAAGGCGACAACGAATCAGATTAGAGGTTATAGTTGATACATATTAAAGTTTATAATAATAATGTAGAAAAAGCTTTAAGTAAATTAAAAAAACAAGTTAAAGAGACAAAGTTGATGTTAGAATTACGTGAACGAGAATTTTACACAAAACCGTCAGATTTAAGAAAAGCAAAAAAAGCAAAAGCTAGATTAAGAAGAAAAAAAAGTTCACAAAACTAAGTTTTTTTTATAAATTTATATATTTATATATATAAAAATACATTACGGCATTTTAGCCATCATGTAATGTAATCGAATGTTAATCACATTATAGTTTCCAATAACTATATTAAATCCAAACAAAGATGATTATTAATTTAATCATAGGAGAAAAGTAATGGATGATCTTTTAAAAGAAGCCATTGCAGATGCAAAAGCAGTTCGTGAAACAGCTCTTGAAAACGCTAAAATAGCTTTAGAAGAAGCTTTCACTCCTCGCTTACAATCTATGCTTTCTAAAAAAATCCAATCTGAAATGGATGTCGAAGAACAAGAAGATGAAATGGAAGACGAAATAGAAGATGAAGAAGCTCCTGAAGAGGGGTATATGAATGATGAAGATGAAGATCCAGGTGATGAATGGTCTGAAGAAGAAGAAGCTCCTGAAGAAGATGAAGAAGAGATGGACATGGAAGGTGTAATTGAAATTGATGGTGTAAAATATGCACCAGTAGTTTCTGAAGAAGATGAAGAAGAAATGGGTGATGAAGAAGAGGAAATGGAAGAATCTGATGAACTTGATTTAGAAGCAGTTCTACGTGAACTTGAAGAAGATTCTGTAGAAGAATCTGAAGAAGTTGATGAGTCTAAAGATGAAGTAGAAGAAGCAAAAGAAGAAGTTGATGAAGAAACTGAACCAGTAGAAGAAGAAATGGATAAGTCTTCTGGTATTGGTAAAAGTGACAATCACAAAGGTGAATCTGATGATTCTTCTAAAGAAGGTGCACAAGGACCTGAAGGAAAAGGCTCAGATAAAGCGGCTGGACATGAAAATTCTGAAGATAAAGTTGTTAAAGAACAAGCTGAAGATGATGAAGAAGAAGTCGATGAAGACATCGATCTTGAAGAAGTCATTAAAGCACTTTCTGAAGAAGAAGATGAAGAAGCTTCTAAAAATGAAGTTTCCAAGATCCAATCTGAACTTGACGAGCATCGCAATGTCGTTAAATATTTACGTTCCAAGTTGAACGAAGTTAATTTGCTTAATGCAAAACTACTTTTCACAAACAAACTTTTCCGTTCATTTGGTTTAACAAATGACCAGAAAATGAAAGTTGTGGAAAACTTTGATAGAGCACATAATCTTCGTGAAGTTAAATTGGTTTATTCCACTTTAGCTGAATCATTTGGTTCGAAACAATCTAAAACTGAAATTAAAGAGTCTAAAGGTTCGGCTTCTAAAGCTGTCGCCTCAACAAAATCTGAAAAGCAAGAAAAAGAAGTAATTGCTGAAGGACATGAAATGAGAGATAGATTTATGAAGTTAGCTGGTATTCTTTAATTTATAACAAATTATATTGGAGAAATATAATGTCAAAAATGAAAAATCTTTCTACAGTCGAAAAGTTGATGGACGGATTTAATCCTTATCGTCAACGTCAAGAGGAAACTCGCGGCTTGGTCAAGAAATGGGAACCAACTGGATTGTTAGAAGGTATAGATGAAGAACAGAGAGTTCATGGAATGGCAGTTCTACTTGAGAATCAAGCTCGTCAGTTAATTGATGAAGCTAGTTCTACAGGTACATCAGCTAATTCTGAAGAATGGTCTGGTGTTGCTTTACCATTGGTAAGAAAAATCTTTGGTGAATTAGCAGCACAGGAATTCGTTTCTGTTCAACCTATGAACCTTCCTTCAGGTCTGATTTTCTATCTTGACTTCAAATATGGTACAGCCCAACCTGGTAATAATCAGGGTGAGCAAGTATTCGGTATTACTTCTGGTTCTGGCGATCC